CGTTCGTTTCGGGTGCTTCCAGTTGATACCTTCAAGAAGCATGGATAACTGAGCCGGAGTAAGGTGCACCTTGCCGTGACGAATAAAGATAATGATCGGGAACTGCATATCACACCCGGAATTATTTATGACGATCTGCGTAAGGGGGAAGATATCGGCATGGTCAAATCTGATCGGCCTAACACTAACCTGGAAACTTTTCGTAATGGTCAGTTGCGGGCCGTGGCGGCGGGCACACGTCTGAGTTTTTCCAGTGCAGCACGTAATTATAACGGTACCTACAGTGCCCAGCGACAGGAGCTGGTTGAGTCCACAGATGGTTATCTGATCCTGCAGGACTGTTTTATTGGTGCTGTAACCCGTCCGGTGTACCGGGCATGGCTGAATATGGTTGTGGCCGCGGGATTGCTGAAAATTACGTCGGATGTGGATATGAAAACACTATATAACGCAACCTATTCTGGTCCGGTCATGCCGTGGATTGATCCTGTCAAGGAAGCTGAAGCCTGGAAAATTCAGATTCGTGGTGGAGCGGCGACAGAATCAGACTGGGTACGTGCAGGTGGTCGTAACGGTAATTTTGTGGGGGACGGGATCCGCCAGGCGCTGATGGCGCGTGCCGGATTTGAAAAAACCGAACGTGATAATGTCTACAACGGGATGACCCTGCGTGAATATGCCCGTATGTCACTGACTGAACGGGGTATTGGGGTTTCCGGTTATAACCCGATGCAGATGGTCGGTGCGGCGTTCACACACAGTACGTCTGACTTCGGTAATATTCTGCTGGATGTTGCGAACAAAGCCATTCTGCAGGGCTGGGAAGATGCCCCTGAAACCTATGAACAGTGGACGCGGAAAGGTCAGTTGTCTGATTTTAAAATTGCTCATCGTGTGGGTATGGGGGGCTTCAGTGCTCTGCGTCAGGTGCGTGAAGGGGCGGAATATAAATACATCACCACCGGAGATAAACAGGCCACTATTGCACTGGCGACCTATGGCGAGCTGTTCAGTATCACCCGTCAGGCCATTATCAATGATGATCTGAATATGCTGACCGATGTCCCGATGAAACTGGGCCGTGCGGCGAAATCCACTATTGCCGATCTGGTTTATGCCATTCTGACGTCTAACCCGAAAATCTCCACAGATAATGTAAGTCTGTTCGATAAAGCGAAACATGCAAACGTACTGGAGAGCGCTGCAATGGACGTGGCATCGCTGGATAAAGCCCGCCAGTTGATGCGCGTTCAGAAAGAGGGGGAGCGTCATCTGAATATTCGTCCTGCGTTCGTACTGGTACCGACGGCGATGGAGTCTGTTGCTAACCAGGTCATTCGCTCCTCAAGTGTCAAGGGGGCTGACATTAACGCCGGTATTATTAACCCGGTGAAAGATTTTGCGACCGTTATTGCAGAGCCTCGTCTTGATGATAACAGCCAGACCACCTTCTACCTGGCTGCGTCAAAAGGCTCCGATACGATTGAAGTGGCTTATCTCAACGGTGTGGATACGCCATATATTGATCAGATGGAGGGGTTCAGTGTGGATGGCGTGACAACGAAAGTGCGTATTGACGCCGGTGTCGCGCCAGTTGATCACCGCGGTCTGGTGAAATGTACGGCGTAAACATCGCAGACAACAACTCTGATGGCCCGTAAGGGCTTTTTTTGTACCTGAAATCAGCCCCTGAACGGGGCTGTGTGGAGACAGTTATGGCAAAGAATTTTGTAGAAGAAGGAAAAACGGTGGCGATTGTTGCCAGTGCAGCCATCAGCAGCGGAGATCTGGTGCAGGTGGGTGATGTTTTTGCGGTGGCGCTGACCGATATTCCACAGGGTGAAACAGGCGACGGCATGACCGAAGGTGTGTTTATGCTGCCTAAGCTGAAAACGGATGATATGAAAACGGGTAAGAAGGTTTATCTGAAGTCCGGAAAAGTTCAGCTGACTAACAGCGGCTCTGATCCGCTGGTCGGGGTTGTCTGGGAAGAGGCTGGTACCGGGAGTGATGTCGTCGCTGTCAGGATTAACTTTGGTGGTGCCAGGGGAGAAAAGGGGGACACGGGCCCGAGAGGAGAAAAGGGAGAGCCGGGACCTCAGGGGCCAAAGGGTGATACAGGTGAGCGTGGCCCGGCAGGACCTCAGGGGCCGAAGGGCGAAAAAGGCGATCGGGGTGGTTCATGATGCCCCCCTTTCAGTCTGTGTGTTCCCGTATGGACTCGGTAACTGTCAGGAGAATGGGAAGAACGGGGGCCTCATAATCCTGCCCGTCTCCTTTACGGATATACAGCCCCAGTGCTGCAGCAATGCGCGCCGCTGTCAGCTCGGAATCTTCATATTCCTTAAGCGCGCTGATCCGCATCAGCACACCTGACAACATGGATGTGCCACGCGTCTGATGCAGCCGGCGGGTAAACTTCAGATGCACCATATTTTCAGCGGCGATCTCTTTGGTATCACTCTGTCGCCCGGTGACCGGATAATTTTTATAAACCAGGTATTTTTTCGGCCTGCCCCACTCATCCAGAAAAACCCCCTGATTCATTCCCGCAGACTCATCACTGAACATGGGTACAAAATCCGGCTCCATTGCCTCGAGCCAGAAAGGCACGCCGGCAGTCCGCACCAGTCCGGCCCCTGCACCACTGACCATCTGGGCAAACACTTCACCATCACGTAACCAGGTACGCAGCAACAAACGCTCGAGCATGGGGCGCGTATGCTGCCCGGTCACATCCGGGCTGACAGACCATTCCGCCCACAAACGACGGATAATCATTGCCAGGTCTGTAGCCATATCACCGTTTTTCAGTAATGGCTGGGGTTCAACAATGATCCCTTTTGCGCCAATCACCCGCTCCTCAAGCTTGTCGAAAGCACCGATGACAAGGTCATGATTGATATCCAGAAAACGGGCCTGCTCCCGCAGGGATACCGCCCCGTACTTACTGAGCTGGTCGGCAGAACGGTTTTCCCGTCGGGCTTTGTGTGTGCGGGTAGGTTTCACTGCCTCATAGGCCTGAATTAATGCTCTTGACCGCAACCTCGCAGCTTTCCAGCCTGGTGAAAAAGCACCAATCACATCATCCAGAATTGCCATCAGAACCTCGCCAGTTTATATCCCGGATCCCCCCGTCGCCGCGCAGTCATGGCAGCAAGACGCCGCTCCCACTCCTGACGCCCCCGTCGGATCTCGGACAGATTTTCCATGGTCATCTGCTGACCATTAAAAGTGACGGATTTTCCGTCCAGAACTGCCATTTCCGCATCGATATAACGCTGGATCATGGCTTCAATATCATTCTGGTTCATAACCATCCTCCGGAAGTCACCCAGGGATTTTCCTCATCGGGTACCGTTTTTTTTCGTTTCTTTTTTCTGTCCGGCTGGAGCACTGGCTCCGGCAGAACAGGTTGCTCAGTGTTATCACTGACGCACTCCAGCCAGGTTTCCCTGCATGCCCATTCCGGCGCATCCGGCCACTGAATTTTCTCGTAACCATGCAGAATGACCAGAGCCTCGGCATACACCATCAGGTCAAAGGCTTCGTTAGCCCCCCGCCCTGGTTTGCTCCACTTTCCGTCACTGCTCCGCTCTTCATACGTCAGTTCGTCGTAAAACCAGCTCCCCAGCCAGTCAGGAAAATGCACATAGCCGGGACCCGGTGAATCACGCCATAACGCATTATTAACCCGGTCTTTCAGGGCATCCGTCTGAAGAAGCCAGAGTGGCACATCACCTGCGGCCTGCGCCCGTCGGCCCGTTCGTCCGGTGTTATCAGGGAATGTACGGGTGATCAGTTTTGCTCGCCGGATGCTGTCGCCCTTAAACAGGTAAATACTTTTACCAAGTCCATCACGACGGCAACGACGCCAGAATTTATAGGCATTATCAGTGACCCCGTCTTCACCGCCGGAGTCCACCGCCATTGCCATCAGTCGCATTTGTTGAGAAGGATCGGAGGCCAGCGGCCAGCTTTTATGAAAAACATCCGTCAGCAGGACATCCCAGTCTTCCGGATAGCTGGCCGGATCAATTCGCTGGCTCTCCCCGTCGCTGTCACCGCGCAATGACTGCGTGATGTTGTAACGATCAATAATCCAGCGTTCGCCACGACTGCCATAGCCCGTTACCTGAACCACAAAACGGCGATGACGTCCCGCCTGCACATCCACTGTCGCCACAAGGAAATTAACGCCATCCGGCACACTGCGTGAAGGAACTGGCTCTGCCCGCTGCTCAAGCAGTTCACTTTTTCGTTGCTCCATGCTGGCGCGGGGAAGATAAGGCAATCCCCAGTCGGTGTTGATAACCGCCCTGAGTGTTTCTTCGCTTCCTGTCGCTTCATACTCCTGTTCTGCAGTCAGTAATTTGTAAACCAGTTGCGCCCAGGTCTCATACGCAGCAGCTGGCCCTTCCATCCAGAAACTGGCGATACGGGAGCGGCGCGGTTCACCGGAAACGTTGCCGTTACGATCAATGACCTGACCTTCACGTAACCAGACTCCTGCACTATTGAGCTCACGCTTTTTCTCCGCAGTGATAATGCCGCTGCAGTGCGGGCAAAGTAGATACGTCGCCTCACTGGCTTTAAAGGGATCCGGTTCATTACGGTAGCCGGTCATGGCATCCATGGCTGGCTGAAAATATTCACCGCAGTGCGGACATGGCCAGTACCAGCGGCGGCGGTCACCACGATTGTAAAGGGAAAGAATACCAGTCGTCGGTGGCGCTTCATGAGGCGACTTACGTCGCCATTTGCTGTCGCAGATGTCACGTCCCGGCGAGCTCTCCACCAGAGTCATCCCGGCGGACATAAATGTGGTGGTACGTTTTGAGGCCAGGGAGAAACCATCACCCTCGCTGTCGATATTCTCCGGAAAACGGTCGTAATCGGTTAAGGCGACAAACCGGTAATCCGACGACGACATAATGTTGACCGAGGGCCAACCAATTTTAAGGAACGAGCCATCCCTGAACGTCTTATCATGGACATTATTGTCGTTACGACGTGGACTCATTCTTTTCTTTACCGCCGCACTGCTTCTGAACGTTCTGTCGAGGCGCTTTTTAGAATGCTCGCGGGCCTTATCTTCGGTCATCTGCACAACGAGCATGTCCGAAGGATCGCAAACGATGGTATAGACAATCCATCCATCGATCAGACCAATGGTCTTCCCTGTTCGCGCAGGACCAACAAAAATCACCGCATCGTATTCACGCGATGCCAGGCAGTTCATGGGCTCAATGATGTAGGGTGTCAGTTCAGGATCCCATGGCACCGAGTTACCAGCCCCCTTGGGAACACGCATGAATTTTTTAACAGCCTCCGAAATCGGCATGCGACGTGGTGGGGAAAATCCTGCCGATATGTCCCTTCCCAAATTTCGCGCTGATGAAAAACCCATTATTCCTCCTGGAGACTCTCTCCTTCCTCATCAGGAATTAATTCAGCAGCACAAGCCTCGTAGGATTTTTCCTGAAGAGTGTATCGCAGGTCATCAATGGCCTGCTGTACAACGCCGACGGCCTGAGGAGTCAGGGCGCAATCGCGTTCAAGAACATCCGGAATTGTCTCCAGAACCTGGACGACAGCCTTTCTCATGGACGAATAGACGATGACTACTTCATCAACGGGGATGAGTTTTCGCTGCTCCTTTTCCAGCTTGATCCTTTCATTTTCAGACTGGTACCAGTCCTTTCTCTCTTTCGGCTCCATACGGGATGGATCATGAACAGAGTCTGCTGCCTCATGCTTCACACTAAACAGGGCTGGCCCGACATGCTGCAGGGCGTAAACGGGGTTCCCCCTGACAGTCGCAGCCACAGGAGTGTTGGCCGCGAGGAGCCGTTTTTTTACTGTGTCCCGGTGAAGCCCAAAGGCCTCAGCGATTTTAAAAACACTCCAGTAATAAGCATCACCGATCCCGCTCACATTTGACATAAGCAACTCCATCTGGCAGATGAAAATCATGTTTATTTATATATTTCAATTAATTGCAAACTGGTCTAATGACAGGGAGAAAAAATATTGTACAGGTAAAAAGAGAAATAACTTTTAATTATCAATAAATTACCAAACATGCTGCCGCCGCCATGGAAATGCAAAAACCAGCCTTTTTCCGCGACGCTCCCGCCCCGTGGCAGGCCACCCCACCGGGAGGACCCGTCAGCCTGACAGCCATGACGAACGTCTGATACAGCGCCTTGCATGAATGGCATCGGGATAATCCAGAAAGGAATAGCATCGTGCCCACAAGAATCTGTGTGAGTATCCTGTTTCTTCCACCCCCGCACAGGACTGGCGAGCATGAGGGACAAACCCGCGAACCATAAACGCGGTAAAAACCCGGTGTGCATCGTTTTTGATTATTCCCGCACACTCGCGCAGAAGGAGTTCCCCGTCGGGCTACGGTCTCTGTTAATACGGGAATACGGCGACGATACAGCGCATGATGTGTCAGGCTTGAATACCTTTATCCGTTAAAAGGGATATCAGTTAAGTTATCCCGTGTAGGGTATAAGCCATTATCAAAGCCACTCTGTAGGGAGTGGCTTTTGTAATGGCAATAAAAAGCCCCGCGAATGCGAGGCTAAATCCAGGTATTTTTAATGACTGGCTCTTATTTCAACGCAGCCCCTTACCGCGCGCCAGATGCTCAACTTCAAGCATCAGCAATGAGATGTTTAATCTGGATTCACTCCAGAAGTGATCACCACCCTGTCTACAGAGCCAAATGTGAAGGATGATGAGTAAAATTATCGCTATCATCGAAGGCATTGCGTCCTGATATATTCCTGAAGCGTTCTCAGTGCTGTTTGGTCGCGGATAATTCCGTCCCGGATACCGAGAACGTTTCGTCCAGCAACTGGAGAGAGTTCGACGGTGGCATCATTGCCCATGCCGGAGGCGCTGGAGGTTTCGGCTGAGGATGGCACAGAGCATTTTCCTTTGACGAGCACCCGACCACCATTATCAAGCTTGCGCCGAAGAGCATCATTTTCAGCTTTCGCATCAGCCAACTCCTTCGTGTATTTAGCATCGAGTACATCAGCAGCACGCTGGCGTTGCTGCATGTCAGTAATGGTGGCGGTCGCCTGCTTCAGCTCACTGACTTTTTTATCTCGCTGTTCTTTGTAGGCGATGGCGTTATCACGGTAATGATTGACCGCCCACGACAGGCAGACGATGATGCAGATAACCAGAGCATAAATAATCGCGGCGACTCTGCTCACTGATCTATCCCCCAACAGGCTAATGCGCTTTCCTGGTCACGACGAATAACCTGTCCATAGCAGTTATTTGAACGTATGCGGCAATCGCGCCCACCATCCTTTATCCACCAGCGAATCGCCTCGCAGGCGCCTTTTCGATCACCGGCATTAAGCCGCTTATAAAACGTCGACGGGAAACACTTACCGGGGCCAATGTTATAGGGACAGAATGACGCAATACCCGCTTTCTGTGGTTCGGTCAGAGGTACTTTAATATTGCGCTCCACCCATGCCAGTGCCTTATCACGTTCAATAGCGTTAACCTGGTCGCATTTTTCCTTCGACAGCTTCATTCCCGGTATGACGGGCTTACCATCCACCATTGTGGCACCACGACAGATGGTCCATATACCGGAACCATCGCGGTATGCCGTTGTGTGGTTACCTTCTTTTTCATCCAGAAACTGGTCGAGAATATCAGGCGCGGGCGCACCGACGGCAATCAGTGCCAGAACGGCAGCCGACAGGCCGTATCTGATTTTTGCGTTCATGGATATTTATCAGGATTTATCGGTTTCTGAACCCTGGATATGTTTATCTGTCCCGGCCTGTTGAATCAGGCAAGGAATAGTTAAATACAATGGAGAGGATTGTTTATGGACAATAGCACCATTTCTCTACAGGAGTTGCTCGACTGCATTTCCAGGCTTCGGGATGATGTAAATGCCCTCACTGTTGCATTTTCATATCTGGCCTTCTCAATTCCCAGAGAACAAATGCAACCAACACTGGCATCGCTTCTGCTTGAGTCACGCAACCCCAAATGGTCCCAGGAACAACAAAATTCTTTCAAGTGGCTGGCGGCATTACTGGAAGAAAAATATGCTGGTGAAATTACCATTTCGGCGGAGTCTTCAGAGAACCAGTAATTCTTCCCGGTAGCTTTCCTTTGTAGGTTATCCACACATTCTGCGCCTCTAAAATTATGGGGCGCTTTTCCGGCGACAGCTCGTCCCCTTCACATAACCCTGCAGCAACATCCCGGAACAATGTCTTTGCCCGTTTTATTGCCTCTGACTCATAAAACTCCAGAGTGGCGCCTTCCTGTCGTTCAAGGTTGATGTGTAAGTCAAATATCTCACCGGCAAAACGCTTTTTGTCACGCAGGGTTAAAATCACCGCAATTTTATTCTCAAAATTTCGGGTTCCTTTAACAACCAGTTCATGGTTTTGAGTCATTGTATTACTCTCCTGTTCTCTCTCAGCACCCTGTCCGACTACATCACGAAAGCCGCCGAATGAATGAGCAATGGAATAATGTTTGCTGTTTCCAGAGTGCTCTCTGGATTTTTCATTATTATGTTCCATTGAATTACTCTCCCCGCGCCGCCTTGCGACGGTCCTCTTTTATCTTGAAGTACAGATTCGTCAGATAAGTCAGAAAGCCCAGTGCCAGACTCCCCAGCACACCAATAGCAGCCCACTGTGACGGACTAACCTGATCAATCCACTGCAAAAACCAGTACCCGGCACTGCCTGCCGAGGTGCCATAGGCGACACCCGTTGTTATCTTATCCATGGATTTCATAGCAACGCCTCCGCCAGTAACGGATTGCGTAGTTCTTGTATTAGGAAG